ACCAACTGAAGCTGGTGGTAAAGTAATAACAGAAACACTTTTAAAAGGTATTGTAGGACATATTCATGCTATGAAGGAAATTGGTGTAAGAGATGATGTAGAACATGTAAGATATGTTATTGATAAGATAGAAGAAGGATTTGCACAAGTTACAGAAGTATCTATTGACAAATTAACACCATTACCATGATGCTATACGATAACATATTAGAGAATGCTGATTTAATGGCACAGAAATTGAATTACTATGAAGAAACAGTATCTCCAGCTATATTTGAAGCTTATATTGCTGTATTAAGAATGAAACTTGCTAATGAAGTATCAGTTAAATTTCATGAAAATGGTAAGAAAGGAGCAATAGATGCTGCAACTGGTGTTGGTAAATCATATTTTGCTATTAAGGAATGTATTGATTTAGTAAGTAAAAGACCAAGAGCAAAAATCCTTCTAGTTGTACCAACAGAAGAACTAAGAGATAATAACTGGAAGGATGAATTTCAGAAATGGGAAGCATTAGACATATATAATAATAATGTCAGGAGAGTGTGTTATGTTAGTTTGCATAAGATAAAGAATGAACAATTCGATTTCATCATAGAGGATGAATATCATCACATTACTACAGCAAATGCAATATTTTTCAAGCACAACATCTATGAGGGTATTATGTGTCTTTCCGCAACCAAACCCAAAAGTGAAGAGAAATTAAGGCTATTAGAGGCCATTGGCATCAAAACCATAGTAAGTATTCCCCTAGCCATTGCAGTCAAATTAAAGCTGGTTTCTCCCTATTCTATACTGGTTGTAGAAACTAGGTTGGACAATTTTCGTAGGTATATTGAGGCTGGTGGCAAGGAGAAAAAATTTTTGGTAACAGAAAAGGAGAACTATGATTACAAGGACAGAAAGCTTCAAAAAATGCTCTATAATAAGAAAGATAAGGAAGGAAGGAGAAAATATGAGTATGCTATAAGGGAAAGAATGAGGCTAATCTACAACATGAGTAGCAAGAAAGAAATTGCTAGATATTTGTTAGACAATTTCATTCCAGAGAACGAAAAGTATCTTATATTTGCAGGCTCCATTGAACACGCTAATGAATTATGCAAGTACAAATTTCATTCTAAGAATAAGAGAATGAATGCGAAACATCTGCAATTGTTCAATGATGATGTAACTAATAGACTAGCATGTGTTGAAGCATTGAATGAAGGTGTTAATATCAAACAAGTAAAAGGTGCATTGGCTCTCCAAGTAAATTCTGTTGATAGGGATTTAGTACAAAGGTTAGGTAGACTAATCAGGTATATTCGTGGACATACAGGTAAATTCATTATCTTATGTTGTATTGATACTCAAGATAAAGAATGGACTGAAGCTGCATTAGAGTCATTTGATGAATCTACTATAACTAGGACTAGTTATTCCCAAATATTAGTAGGTAATTTCAAGTATAATGACTTTTAAAATCATTTTATGATAATTAATAAAGCAGTATATGAACAACTTGAAAGGTTTAATATCGAACAAAATGCAGGAACATTGTATTTGTTATCAATTTTCTACAATGTAGATGCAACTGGAATCATTGATGATGAAATCATAAAGCAGGTAAATTTTAGCAAGATAGTGGAAAGAAACTATTCTACAAGAAAAACAACTTGGAATATACCATTATTTAGTGATGAAAGAACTGCTATTGATATGAAATGGGATTGGGTAATAGATGAATATAGGAAATTATGGATGGATATAAAAGGCTCAAAAGGTGGAGATAGAGCAACATGTATAGCAAAGATGAAGAAGTTTTTTGCTGCTAATCCTGATATACGCAAAGCTGATGTGATGGAAGCTGCAAAGCAATATACATCAGGATTCATTAAAGGAAATAATCCTACGTACATGGTAGAAGCAGATAACTTCATATTCAAGAAAGTAGAAGGAACAACAAGGTCAAAGTTAGACCAAATGTTAGAGATTGTTAAATTAAGTAAAGGTAGTGAATCAAATCGCTACACAGATAAAATCAGATGAAGTATACATTCACAGATGGCAAGGCATATAGTAACAATCCTGAAGAGATAATAGAAGATGCAAGTATAGAGTTTGGACATTTAGGAATTATAACTGGCGCACATTACATAGGAACTGTAAAGAACATGTTTATGTTTATTGCAAAATATCCAGCAGCTACACATTTTATTATAACAGAAGAAGAGGAAGTTATTGATTCACTAATGGTACTATATCCTGCAAGTCAATTACAAAAAGTGAAACCGTAATGAATTTTGTTTCCGCATTCCAAAAAGGAAAAGAAGGAATGAACTTGGGTTTACCAATGGGAATTCCACCTTTGACAAGGGATACTCTAGGAACTCAAAAAGAACATATATATAGTATAGCAGCACCACCCAAAGTCGGCAAAACAACCCTTATTGATTTCATTTTCTTATTAGCTATATATATGTTATCTCCAAATGCTAATGTAGAATGGATATATTATTCATTTGAAATAAGCAGGATAAAGAAGGAGTTTAAATTTGCTGCTTTTTTTATGTTTCGTGATTTTGGTATTCAATTCTTTGAACATGAAGGTAAACAGTATCCGATAAGTGCTGATTATCTAATGGGGAAGTTATTAGATGATAACAATAAGCCAATTGTTGTTCACACAGAGCATGAGGAACAGTTAAGGATAATTTATAGAACAAGGATAATTCCTCTATTTGGTGAATATAACATCAGAGGAGAAAGAATACGCAAAGGTAAGATAGATTTCATTGAACACAGAGAAAATCCTACTGGCATAAGGAACTATATATTGACATATGCTAGGACTAATGGAAAGTTCATTATGGAAAAATATACTATCATTGATAAGAATGGAGATAAAGAGAACAAAGAAAGGATAATAGGTTATCAGCCCAATGATGAAAACAAGATGTTGATTGTTATCACAGACCATGTTAGAAAGTTAATTAGAGAGCGTAATTTTAGTATGAAGGAGAACATTGATAAGTTTGCTGAATATCAGGTAGAATTGAGAAACATATGCAAATTTATATTCGTTAATGTAATTCATACTAATAGGAACATATTTGACATTGAAAGAATTAAGTATGCTGGTGAATATTTTTATCCTAGTTCTGAAGATGTGAAAGATACAGGTAATTTGAGTGAAGATAGTAATGTCTTATTTACAATGTTTAATCCAAATGATGATAAGTATGGTATTAAGAAACATTTTGGATTAGAAGTAGTAGATAAGAATGATAAGTTAGTTCATCCTAATTATCGTAGCTTACATATAGTTGAAGCTAGGGATTTTGAAGCACCATTACACTATCAGTTGAATATGTTTGGTAACATTAATTGGTTTAACCCAATAAAAAAGTAATATGAGTAATATTTTAGTGATTGCTCCAAGTGCATTTGGAAAGACAACTTCCTTGATACCGCATCCTGAATTTGGAATAAAAGGATTGAATCCAGCAGAGACATATATCTTATCAGTAACAAAGAAGGATTTGCCGGGAAAAGGAACAAGAAAATTATATCCAGTATTTGAAAAGTTTAATCTTAACACTAAAAGACCTGAATTAAAAGACTATAGAAGATTGGTCTTATCTAACTGGAATACTAGAACAGATTTAATAGTACATGCTTTAGACCTTCTAGGTGGAATAGATTCAATTAAGAATATAGTGTTAGATGATGCTAATTACATCATGCAAGATTATTATATGGCAAAGTCATTAAGTACTGGATGGGATGCACCAAAGAAAATAGGTCATATGATGGGTAGGATTTTTGATGCCATAGAAAAACTACCAAATAGTAAGAATTTTATCATGATGGCTCATGGAGAGGAATATGATACTACTGACCAAAGAAAAGGTTATCGTTTTAAGACTACTGGAAAAGCTGTTCAGGAATATATTACACCAGAAGGAAAATTTGATATTGTACTGATTGGCAGAAGTAGGTATGACGATAGCGAAAAGAAAGCCATTAAGGAATTTGTAACGGAAGATGATGGATTTTATGCCACAGCAAAATCGCATGGTGCATTTGGAACCCTATATATCTTAAATGATATGGCTCTGGTTATTGAAAAGGTAAATGCCTATTATGATGGTATCTGAATCTTTATTATTTCACAAAAAAAATCAAAAAAACATTCAATTAAATTTGTTAGGTTAAGAAAGTGTATTATATTTACATTTGTAATGAATACAAAAACATTTAAAATTTAAAAAGATGTCTACAGAAAACACAACTCCTGTTGCCGAAAATACAGAAGCACCTAAAGTTAAACGTGAAAGAATTGTTGGTAAACCCGTAACTGTAAGTGTTTCGCAGGTCATTAAGGACTTGGAAGCCGGTAAAAGCAGGAAAGTAATCAAAAAAGAACTTGGACTGACAGCAGACCAAGCAAGGCAGTTATTTAACAAGCCCCAAATCAAGGGCAAGAAAATGCATTATTCAAAGACCTCTACTAAGGCTCCTATCACCATTATTGATGATGTGCCTTATGAAGAAACAGAGGCAGCACAGGGTAATGGTGCAAGTAATGGCAACGATGTTGCACAAGGACAGCCACAGAACGCACCAGCAACACCAGTACAAGCTGATTCTGATAGCTGGTAATTATTGGATGATGGGGTAATAATAAGAACTCCCTTATTAAGTTAAGGGAGTTTCTTACATTTAAAACGTTCATAAAACATATTAATCATGGCAGAAGAAATCAAGAAGGCAGGATATGGCTATGTAGATGATAACGTAGCTGTTGGTTCAAGCCTTAAATTCGGTGGTAACTTTGGTAGAACATATATGACCAAGTTTGAGTATACTGATAAAGCAGGTAAAAATGGTGCAGCAATGGAAGGACTTGACATTGCATTTAAAATTGGTGGAGCAGAAAAAAGTTACAGGCTGTTTCCACCAACCAAAGACAGCAAACTTTTTGGCAGCGAAAAAGGCAAAGAAGGTGTTGCTTTGGAGTTTGGTACAGATGAATGGAAGAAGGCTGCAAACGAGGCAACAACTGATGTGAACATGAGGGCAGTACATATAGCCAAATGTTTTTTAACGAAAGATGAACTGGAAAAGGGTTTAAGTGTAGAAATGAAAACATTTAAGGACTTTTGTGCTGTTTTGATGAAATTATTGCCAAAGAATTTTTCGGAACAGAAATTAGATATATTTTTACAATGGCAATGGAAAATAAGCGGGGATAACACAAAGACATTCCTTGAAATTCCATCGAAGTTAAAGTATGGAAAATTTCTTGTTAAAGCCGAAGAACCTGTTGGAGAATGGCATGAAGAGAGAAAGGATGGTGAACTCCATTACAAAGATGATGCTAACAACTACCACACATTCGGAAGGAATTCGTGGTTTATGGAAAGCAACTATGCTACACAGCAGAAGGAAGCTGGTAGTGCTGAAGATACCATGAGTAGTGCAACTACGAACCAATCTGCCACAACTGAAGCAGCAGAAAGTGACAATTCAGGTTGGTAAAAAGGAAAAAATTCTGCTAATGTATAGGGAAAGGATGCTAACTTTGGCATCCTTTCTCTATTTATATTATCCTATAATTCATGCTGTTATGTACAACTATTCAGAGTTCGTTCCATGCAGAAAGGAAGAAGTACTGAAAAGATTAAGTCAAGAAGAGATATACTTATTAGTATTAGATGAATTACCACCAGTTAACACATATGTGTTGTCTCCATTTAGAGAAGATAGAAAGCCAGGTTGTTACTTCATGTGGTATAATGGCATACTATATTTCAAAGACTTTGGTGACCCAAATTATCAAATGAGAGATTGCTTTCAAGCAGTCATGGATAAGATGCATCTTACTTTTAAAGAATGCTTGTTATTCTTAAATGATTACTTTCAATTAGGCTTGAACTCTGGTAGTTCCAAGCCTATTTTGTTTGAGAGTGCATTTATAAATAATAAAGCTAACAAATCAATATTAGGCAAAATCACTAAGATAGGTGATGAAAGACCTAGTGATGAAATAGTATATAAAGCAAGAGGTTTCTTTCCTATTGATAAGAATTACTGGTATAGCAGATATGAAATAAGTAGAACTAGCTTGATTGAAGATAATGTTTTTGCTGGAATATGGTATCAGTTTTATAGTAAAAAAGCACAACTGATTACTATTAGACCAACAGATATTATGTATGCTTATAGTGACTTTGATGATGGAAGAACAAAGATATATAGACCTTTAGCCCAAAACAAAGCAGGAAAATGGCTTACTAATTGTAAAGAAAGTGATGTAGGTGGTATTAGAAGATTATCCAGACTTGGTAAAATTCTATATATACTGAAGTCATATAAGGATTACAGGGTAGTCAAGAATGAAGGAAAGGATTGTATATGGTTTCAAAATGAAGGAATGTTTCCGAAAGACGAAATATTATTGGACTTGTGCATTAGATTTCAAAAGATAATTGTTATCTTTGATAATGACGAGAAAGGTATCATTGCTGGATTGAAACTTATTGAGAAATTTGATTCTCTTTGTCCAAATAAAGCAGAACTTAAATATATTTCAAATCAAATCAAGGATGCGAAAGACCCATCAGATTTAAAGCACAGACATGGTAAAACTGAATTAAATAAATTTTTAAACATGTAATATGAGTTATACTTTTAAATTTGAAGTAATTGTAACTGTTTCTGTATCAGACCCAGTATTAGTAAGAACAAAAATAGGAGCAGCAATTGATAGAATGTTAGATAATGCTTCCTTCTTATCAGAAAAATCTGAAGTTCTTGAAAGTATAACTTTACTACCTAATACTAAGGAAGATGAATATACCGCAATCAATTCATGAATCATGGCATCCACTAATAGGAGGATTTTTTGAAAGTGATTCATGGAAAAACCTAAGAGATAATGTACTGAAGTATAAATTCTATCCCGAAAAACAAAATGTCTTTAGAGTATTTCAAATGCCAGTTGATAAGATTAAGGTAGTAATACTAGGACAAGACCCATATGCTAAGAAAGGTCAGGCTACAGGCTTGGCCTTTGCTGTTAATGATGGATTTCCTAAACCATTCAGCTTACAAGCTATAGAGAAGGAGAATGGTAGTGGATTTGAAAGGTCATTAATTGATTTAGAAGGTAACGGAGTGTTCTTATTAAATACTGCATTAACAGTACAACCTGATGTTCCCGGTTCACATCTTAAACATTGGAGAAAATTCACAGAGCAAGTAATAAGCAGGTTAAGCAAAGTGCATCCAGCATTCTATATGATATGGGGAGAGAAAGCAAAGAGTTTCTTACCATTTATAGATGATTATGTTATACAAGATTACAATAACTGTATACATGCTTATGTTGATTTACACAGAAACAATGTATTAATATCAGGGCATCCTGCTGCTGAATATTATAGTAGTGGTAAAGGTGGATTCTATGGGAAGTATCATATGAGATTGGTAGATGATATTCTAAAAAATAGAAAGTTAAGAACCATTTTTAAATAATAAAAACAAAACACAATGTCACAAGAATTGACTATCTCCGAGCAAAGGAAAATTAATGTTGTTAACACAGGTGGAAAGAACTTTGTTCACACTACATCTGCACAAACATTAGGACAGTTGTTAGAAGAACTGAAACACAAAGGTGTTGATAGGCATGGTAAGAAGATGATAATTGGAGAGAACAGGCATACTTTGGAAGTAGACGAAGCTGTATTGCCTAAATCAAACTTCACATTCTTCTTGTTACCTGCACAAACTAAAAGTGGAGCATCTGAAGTAAGAGCAAGGATTAAGGAAATAATTGGGCATTTCCCTGTAGAGGGAAAGGCTCATTTTAGTGCAGATAAGAGTTACACTAATAAGAAGGAAGCTGAATTAGTTACCTTGTTAGATAGTTGGGTAACGCCAAAGGTAGCAGCAGCACTAGCAGAAATGGATAAGATGCCTAAAGAAAAGAAAGTAGTTACCGGGAGAACAGCTATTACACCAAAGGATAAAACAAAGACAGGAAACGTAGCAGATATTGTGCAGAATGTTAAGGAGTTTACAGAAAAGGAAATAAAAGGTGCTAAAGAAACAAATGGTGATAATCACATTGAAATGATGTTACAATCTATTGATAAGAAGCTTGATATTATCATTTCACATATTAATACACCAGCACCAGTATTAAAAGAACCAGAAAGGCTTCCATTCAATGATGAATTAGGACAGGAAATAACTGATGTTAATGAAGCAACAATGGATATTAAGCGTGAATTCCGGGGATTGGTAAGATGAAATGTAATAAATAAGTTGATTTTATTAATAAAGAGGATAATATCTAAATGATATTATTCTCTTTTCATTCCTCACAATATGGAAAGGACAGCAGATCAAAGATTAATAAAATGGTTAGATACTGTAAATACACAGCAACTACCAAGAAACTTAAATTGGATAGATAATCAAATTAAAAAAGGGAGGTTAAATCATAAATGGCATAACTTTTTGATATTCGTAATGGAATCTTTAGAAATCATATATCCTGAAAGATGGGATTTGCAATTCAATATTTATAACCATTATACTACTGAAACATATGAAAACTATGCAGGTTATGAATATGTGATTACTCACAATCAAGTACAATATATCTTTGAAGTCATTATTAAATTTCCTGATATTAATATTACCAATTCAGCAGGGTTTAAACATAATATAAAAGATTTGTATGTTAAAGTACAATTCGTATATTGTGACGAAATTGATAATTTCATTCCATTTAATATTGGTGGTACTAGAGGTAAAGTGACTGATGTTGAGGCATATTGCTCTTACATGCATTCTCATTTACAGTTTATGGCTGGTGCTTTTTATCCATTTTGTATTGGTGACAGAGAGAGTTCATTTGGTTCTGTAATGATGGAATGTATTGATAATCTGAATAAAGAGAATTTTCAGGCATTGATGTATATGGTAGAGACATTAGTAGCATGGGAATCATTGGAAGGAGTGCCATTTCATAAGATTGGAGAATTAAATGCTAATGAAACTACATTGCCTAATCTCTTAAATTCAGATAAGCAATACTATATGGAAAAGCTACTTGAATTTAGAAGAGAGAACAGAATGGATATTAACTGGAAGTATGAAGATAGTGTTAAGATAAATGATGATGAAGTATTTGAACAATTTGTTAAGTTATCTGATTCAGTAGGAGATTATATTAATAGGAATTTTTTAGTAGGTAAATCAGCAAATGGTGAATATATAAATATAAGCAAAAGAAAGAATCTTCCTAATCAGCAACAGCTTGAAAGAACATTTGTATTTAATGCAACCAACATCAGGCTTGAAATAATAAAGACAACTGCTGATACTCTAAGTACTATTTATATTCATCCATCAATTAAAAGTTACATTAAAAACCACTTAGAAAATGAAGCCGCAAAACATATCAAGAGAAGTAATAGAGAGAAAAGAATTAGTAAGTTTGGTTATCCCGAATAATATCATGCACAAATTAAGGTACATATGTAGTGAAATATACAATGAAGAATGGTCAGGAGTTTTATTCTATTCAGTTAAAGGAACTATCCGCAATCCAAGTAAATTGAAATTAACAGTAGTTGATTTCTTTCCAATGGATAAAGGAAGTGCTGCACATACTGCATATACAATGGATGAAATTGTTGTAGGATATATGATGGAGCATGATTTATATAATGAAATTAAGCTAGGACATATTCATTCTCATAATAAGATGGGAGTGTTCTTTTCTCCAGAAGATACATCTGAACTACAGGATAATGTATCAAATCACAATTTCTATTTATCATTAATAGTAAATAACAAAATGGAAATGTTAGCAAGAGTTGCATATGAAGCAAATTGCGTTGTTAATCCAAATTTTATTGCTAGAGATGAAAATGGAGATGAATATAACATAAAAGGTAACCAGTATACTGAAAGTATATTGTGTTATCATAATACTGTTATCAGTAAGCCACCGGAAATATTTAATGTTAAAGAAGATTTTAAGGAGAGAGTAGCAGAGATTATTAAAATAGCAGAGAAAAGAGAAGCAGATAAGAAAGCAAAAGCTATTGTTCCAGTAACACAAGGAGGATATACAGGTGATTGGGTAGAAGGATGGGAAGGAACTGGTTCTTGGGTTAAGCCAAAGGTAACAACTGCTTCAATGGATGATGTGCTTAAATTCATTCTTAATAATGGTAAGAACTATGGATATGAAACCATTACTGCTATATTGAATAAAAAAGAAAGAGT